CAAAACGGGCCACAAAAGTTGGCAACAATAGTATACATGGCCCGTACTAGTAACTGGACAATCGGCTCTGCCAGTCCGTTATTAGATGTATACAGTTATAATTTTCTTTTAGTGATGTGGTGATTTTTATGTTGAATAACAATAATACGCTTGAATGACTACGTGGGATGAACCTTGTTACACAACAGATTTTATCGGCAAATTGGCAACACTATTACCTAGCGATGATGAATATGCAAAGTTAATATGGGATAGGTTTGGTGTTGAAATACAAACATTAGAAGGAACTGAACTGCGAGATAAATATGAAATGCACACATATAGAGGGTTTAAGAAGTTATTTCCACGCACAGGTTTCAATAAAGATGAATACATGATAAGAACAATCATCAAAATACATGCAAAGTGCAAGAATAACTACACCGGACTTGCTGCATGTTTTAGATTGTTGAAACATGTCGATAAAATGTCATTGAGACCTAGTGTAAAATCAGCGCAAAGGAATGAATATGTACGTGAAATGGACTTGGTATCCCTACTCTGTTCATTACAAACAGGTCGTATCGCTAGAAAAACAATTGCCCAATTTGACTTGAAATATGATATACAAAAGAAATATAATCAACTAATGGATGCAGCATACGAAATGAATCATTTAGCATACTTTTGGCGTGCAAGATCACATGTTTGGCAACAGGATAGGGCACGCAAAAATGATCAATTATTGCCTGAGATTGATCACAATAGTATGAGTTTTGGCAAGAATTTTTCGTTGTGGTCATACCCTGGAATTGCTATTGTGCATGTAATTGGTATTGATGAAGAATCTTCAGAAACATTGTATTTTGACCCAAGATCCATCCGCCGTGTTTGTCAGCTACTTCGATCATTAGCCAAATCATACAGTTACTTCACAGTTACGGCAAGGATGGCAAATGATGCATACTATGAATCCACAATCCCAAAATTCTTTGATGAATTTATGGAATCACTGTATGCAACAAAACGTGCCAATGAAGTTGCTCGGGCCTGGGACGTGTTGATGTATATGTCAATCGCGAAAGAGGCAAATGATGTTTGGGATCGTGCTGAGAAAGATCAATATGACAAGTTCATTGACAATAAATATTATCAGATAATCGACGACCGTGTAATAATGAACATGCTAACTCCAATACCATTTGCTCTGAGAATTGAACTCCTTAAACTATACAAAATCTTACCATGCCCGGATTTTGATCCCTTTACAGGTTTCTTAAAGATGCGTGAATATCATATGAATCCAAACGAATATTGCGTCATGCCAAGTAAATTTGAAGATCTAAAGTTGACAGTGTCAAAGCAAGAATTTGAAGACTTCCGCAAATTGCAGTATGCCCGTCGCTTTTATTCTAGGCATGGTTTTTGTCCGGGAGTTCCAAATGTTGACATCCTAGTGCTTGCAGATCAATCCCCAAATGATGTACTTGTTCGATACCCGCATATCAGTATTAAAGAATTGAAATTACACCATATGCAATTTATAGACATATCTGGTTCGGCTTTTTATCAGGATAGGAATAATATGAAACCTGAAATTTTTACCGATAAGGGTTGTGCACCAAATGATTATGATTTAATGAAGATCGCAAATTCATATGACTTAAATCAGTTGCCGCTAGACCAACGATCATATCTAATATGGTACCTAAGTCAAACTGATATACCACTGTCAATTCGTCTGAGATTTTTGCAAACCATAAAATCCTCAAGAAAACAACAAACAGCACACTTTAAACCAGAGTCCAAGAAACCCGAGCCACGAAATTTTTATTCAAATACACCATATGGAAGACTCATTGCAGCTGAGTATGAGGAAAATGTAACCAATTATCTATCACATGACAAAAATTCATGGGCAGGTAAAGACCCTGAGGAATCAGCAATTGCCTTGAAGCATATCTTGTTTACAAATTCTGAACGCGATCGTTGGCGTGTCATTAATGTATCTTTTGACATCGAAAAATGGTCTCCAAAATATGCTCGTGGTGCCAAAGAGGAATCCATGCGAATTTGGATTGAAGCCTTTGGCCAACCATTGGGTGATGAGTGGCTCAATATGTTTCGTGACATTGATTTACATTTTATACATGAAGGTATACATCAAACATATCGTCCACCTCTGGTTGATTTGGAGGGGCAAAGTGGTAAAACTAACACAGCATTCCATATAGACATAATGGCATATGCGGTTAGACAGATCAAGCAACTGAATTTGTTTGAAGGATCTGGTCGTCTTGCTGTATTGATTGATGATGGTCTACTTGGTCTTGCATATCCAAAGGATGTTAGTAATGAGCAGATTGTAAAAACAATGAATGTGATTGAAGCTGTATATGCATTTGTTGGTTTCAAAATTTCCTGGGATAAAACTTTTGTTTCATCTAAAATTGCAATGTTTTTGAATGAGATTTACTATGATGGTGTTCAAGTTGCAACCGGTTTCAAAGCATTTCTAAAGTTGCAAACCACAAAGGTTGAGGATGAGTTATCCATAGCTGGCAAATTAAAAGCACTTTCAGCTATGGCGCGAGGTTGCGTTAAAGCTGGTGTTGATCCCGACTATGCCATGCACGAATTAAATATGGAAGTATACACACTATTGTCGAGATCATTTG